AGTTTCATTACCCTCTTCTTCTCCACCTTCTCTCTTACCACCTTCTACTTCAGGTTGTGCAACTCTCTTCTGTGGTTCTTGTTCAGGAGTTTTATATTGTGCTGCCTTACCTGGTTCCCGTTTCTGTGCACCACCACCTTTATTGGTGAAAACTAATTCGCCACCTTCAGTTCTTGCTACAATATTTCCAGCCTTATCTACCCAGTTACCCTGACCATCACCAGTCAGTCCAAGTTGCTTCGCACGTGTAGAAGCCTTGGTCTGTCTTGCCTCGCTAAAGAAATTTAGGAAACTCTTCATTACATTCAAAATCCTATATTGTATTTATTAAGACAGTGGATCTCTTAGTGCTCTCTTAAGGGATTCCATGACATCTCTACCCTTCCTAACTTCTTTGTTCTCTTTCACTTTATCCTTTATAAAAGAAAACAACATGTCCTCATCCATTTCAAAATTCTCAACATACTGAAGGATTTCATCATATGCCATTCCAATATCATCAGCATCTATCATTAATCTCTGATAAATGTCTTGTAAAATCTGTTCTAAGTTATCTATGTCAATCATGATGCAAGACCTCTATCGATGTTCTCTAACGCATTTATCAATGGTTCAATCTTTTTTCTCTTGGTTTTAGTGAGTGAGTCTGGATTCATAATCTCATTTTCACTAAAACCAGTGGTGTTTACGTAACTAGAAATCATTTTATCCTTGAGAGATTGAATTAGTTCTTTCGACTTGGGTGTTAGTGGAACTTTTTGGAACGCAGGAGAAAATGCATCTTTTCCACCCGACACTGAAGCAGTGTCTAGTGATAGTAAACTCATAATACCATTGGATGTGTCATTGTCAATATTATTCTTATCAGAATAAGTCAGTCGAGTATCATATTGTCTTCCCTTCTTAAGGGGAGAATCTCCTTCACCAGTAAGGAAATTGATCTGATCTACTACATCAGTAAGATAATTTTCATAAGCTTGTGGATCTTCAGGATTGTCAATATAATTATTTCTTGAGACCTTCAGTTTTTGATGTTGTTCATTGGTCTTTTGAATAGCAATTGCCTTATCCTCAGGACTTAAAGAATTATCAGAAACAATCGAATTTTGCATGTTAAGGATAGCACCAGATGTAGGAGAAGTTCCTCCTCTACCCTTTTCAAGTTGACCATCTTTATTGATTACAAACCTCGCACCTGTATCGTAATTATTAAAAAGATTTCTTCCCATATACTCATTCATCTTTGCTTTATCAACACCAAGATTCTCACTCATTATATCAAACAACCCATTAATTTGATCCGAGTTCATGTCCTTAACTTGAGTATCAGAAGGAAGATTGTTTTTCTCCATAAAACCATTTACTTCATTGGTATAGTTTGACCAATTTTCGGGAGTAATTTTTAACCCAGCAGAGGACTGTTTACCAAGTTTACTTTCAAGATCAGAGTTTACATTGTTCAAAATATCTTTACTTGTAAGAGAAGACACAGATGTACCCATCACTGGTGCTAGTTCTGAATTGAAAGATGATGATCTATATCCTCTTTCAAATCTTTGTCTTACCACTGGACTACTTAAATCAGAATCAACACTATCCCTCTTTCTCTTTGCTTGTTCAAGGAATTTATCAAAAGATAAGTCTGCTCTTGGTTCATTCACTCTCCGCAAAAGCATTCCAAAGTTATCAATATGATCACTTCCACCAGCTTTAAGAGGTGTAATGTGTTCGACTTGGAATTCTCCTGGTGATCTTCTCTGACCACTCAATGCATATGCATCTCTACCATCCTGCATTGCCCACATATGAAGTGCTGCAGATCCCCTGATTGGATTTGCAGTTTTACCTTGTTGGTTTTTCTCAGTAGGATTGTAAAATGTTTTAGGAGATCCACTCTTTGAAAGGAAATCTCTGGATGGAGTTGGTAGAATACTGAAAACTGCGTCAGTAACCACAGGATCAAGACCTGAAAAAGGTGATTGATTTTCAGAAGAAAGATTGAATGCCTTAGTTTGAACACCAGAGGGGTCAAGTTCGTTCAAGTCATTCCTTTCGGCAATATGTTTTGATTCGTAGTATCCAAGATTACTACCTACCAATTCGTGACTTTCACCTCTCTTCCAGTTACCATCTTCACCAATGAACGAACTAATTTCTTCATATGCCTTAGCAAAAGATTTGACTTGATCTTCATCATTAACGTCAATACCAGCATCTAAAAGTAACTGACTAACACTTACATCTGTACCCTTTTTAAGGTTTATTGTTCTCAGATAATCACCACTATTGATGGCATCCATCATCTCATTAACTTTACTTCTGTCATTTGCTTTGGCAACTGACTTACTTAGAGTATTCAACCCATCTCTATATTCAGAATCTTTTGAGTAATGACTTAAGAAGTTCTGTTGTGCTTTACGACCAGCATCAAATCTCACATCATCCACACCAGTGTTAGAAATATCACTCACTCTTTTTATAGATTCTTCAGTCGATATGTCAACATCACCTCTTCTCTCAGAACCATCAAGGTTTCTACCAGTTTCTTCTACAGCTTGATTAAGTGATTTAAATTCATCTGGTTCTTTAACTCTTCCTTCTGGAGTCCCCATCTCCCTCTCAAGTTCAGCCTGAGCAGCAACTTCTTGTTCAGCCTCTGCAGCTGCCAGAGCATCCATCTCACTATTGTATTGATCAATCTGTTGTTGTGATTGTTGAGCAATTTGCCTCTTTCTGGTAGGAGATTGTACATTGCCCCTACCGCGAGACATCATTTTAGCAACGGTTTTCACATCTCCACTCGCCAAAGCAGTTTCATCAGGTCCACCTGGAACAACTCTACCACTTTGATCAGCAACTGAAGTTGTATCTTGTGACAGTTCTTTATCTGGTTTAGGTGCTTCCTTTCTGAAATCAGATAAAGTTTTTGGTTGTTGTGGTTGTTGATCTTGTTTGGGCTGTTCTGGTTGTGTAAGTTGTACTAACTTAGTCTGACCTTGACCTAGTTTCTCACTCTTATGCGTTATTTGTCCAGTTTTAGGATCTTTCCATCTACCATATCCCGCATACTCTAGACCCAGCTCACGAGCATCATCAGCCGCACTCTCCTTAATAAGGGTGTCAGCTTTCTTTAGGTATTTAAAAACATCTTGCATTAATCAAAATCAACGACCCATTTGTGTTGCATACCACTTCTCAAAGTCCTCTCTACGCTTATCACCTCTTGGTGGCATAGGAGTTCTTTCTCCACGAACGGGAGCAGTCTTTTTGTTCTGCTCTCTTTCATACTTCTCAGGATTGTTACGAGCCTCTTGTGCTTCATCAAGAGTGAATTGAGTAACAAAAGCATATGCTTCTTGTTCGGTGTGTCCTCTCTCAATCAAAGATTCAATAATCTGACCAAGTTCAAACCCTTCATCCATCTTACCGTCACCACCACAGTGGCTACATCCCTTACCACCACATTTTTCGCACTTCTTACCTTTCTTATCAATTGCCTTACCAATGACCTTACGACGATTGAGAAGATACTTGTCAGTCTTGTCGTGGTCACCATCGTTGTCGATGTCCTTATCTTCCTGACCCACTGGATCATGATCTGGTGCAGCCAGTTTCTTCTCGTAGATAGATCTGTAAGCATCACCCCAACCCTTACGGATTTGTGATACTTCTTCGAAATGTGGATTCTTCATAGAAGTACCCATCTTCTCCATATCCTTACGAGCCTTCTCGTTATTTGCCTGACGTTTTTTCATATCAGTTTCAAGATATGACTTATCAGCCTTCTCTACCAGTTGAAGAAGAAGAGTCTTTACATTCAATGACTCTCGTGCAACAAGTTGATTATGTGCTCTTTCAACTCTCTTCTCTTGATTGAATCTTGCAGACCAAGATTCTTGAATTTTCTTATTATGTCTGTACTTAGAAAATTCTTCCATCGCCACTGTAGAAGCCTTTGAGTCAATCAAATCAAACGCCTTGTTCAGTGCTTCACAGATTCTTTCAATCTTTGCTTGTCTTCCAACAATATTTGACTCAACGAACATCTCACTGAAAATTCTATGAGCAGAATCTACAGAGTAACCTTTCTCGAACATTTCTTCGAGAACTGATTCTACAATTTCAGACAGATCTGAGTCAGTGAGGTGGGAGAGGTCCATCTCAGAGATGAGATCTCTAGCAGAAGTCAATTCTTCTTTTGCTTCAGTGTTATGGACAGCCATATAAGCTTCCATAAAATTACGCATTGTTGAAGACATCTTTTTTACAATAACCTTTCTATGTCTTTATTTATTAAAGTTTACCACCAACCACACTTTCATACTTAACACCAACAAGACCATCGTAACCATCACGTTCCCACTTGAGGTAACAATAGGTTGTTTTGATTACAGAATCAAGTTCAATACCACTGACCAAATTTTTACCAGATTCATGGACACTTGTATGTAAACCAAATCTTGATTTCTTTATACGAATCTTACCTAGACTTTCTTCACCGACATACCATGACCATTTTGTCACCCACTGATCGAACTCATGGATATCGAGTTCAATCCTTTGAAGATGATCTACATGTTGCAGTTTTTCTTCAAGTTCAATCATTTTTAGTTCTCACAACAGCAATAACATTTTGTTCTGGATGTAATCCTCGTATTACTTGAGCAGCATCTTCATAATCAATTGCATCATATACAGAATGATACCTTACACATTTGTGTTGGTCATCCCAAGTTTGGACTTCGTAACTCAATCTCTTTGTCTCCAATCATCAGGTTTATCTTGTTTAAACCAATCTACAATTTCATCTGCAGATTTGAACCCCGTACTATGATTGGATGGGTCGGGGTCTCCTAATCCCATCCTATTCATAAAATCATCCATGCTACCCTCTTCAATATCACCGGCTGCCTGACGACGTGCTTTGTTCAACCAATCTCTAGCGGTGGTATATGACTTAGCAAGTTTCTCTGCCCAAATCATATCCTCCAATTTTACCTCTTCACCTTTTGCAATTTTACTACAGATAAACTCAAGTCGGAGTCTGTATTGCGTAGAGAGCATATGATTTTTCTCTTTTGAGTATTTATTCCTCAGGTTTTGTCTTTTTATTAAAACCAAATGGTGAAAGAGTGTCTTCTAATTTGAGTTTTAAAGCAACAGTACCAACTGCTTCCATGACTTTGAGAATGTCCTCTGGCTTAGAATCTTCACCCAGTTCTTTGGCAATATACCAATACTTTGGCCAGAATTCTTCACCAGCCTTTTGATAGTCTTCGAGTGTTAAAGTTTTCATAGTTTAGATAATACTTCTTTGTAAATGTTTTCTGCAATAGCCTTCATCATCAAAGGAGGAACCATTCGACCAATACGTTCTGTCTGTTGGGAATGAGAACCAGTCAAGATAAAATCTTCAGGAAGTGATTGAATACGTTTCAATTCGGGAACTGTAAGTACTCGATCTTCTCTCCAGTGAATTAAACCACCACTAGCAGTGAGTGTAGGTGAAGGTTTGTAGAATGACGCTCTCTTAGTATTAAAACAGTGTCCTTTCTCATGGTAGTCCATACCCGATAGAATCTTCTTAGGATCCTTGGGCATTTTCTCCACAACTTTTTTGTAGATACCACTATTGATCATATGATCTGTTAATTCTTTTACATTGTCAGGATCATTCACAACTCCATCAATAACATCACCAATTGTGGTGTCTTTAGAGGATGTTGGAGGGAATAATGAAGACACTGTAAGAACATTCAAACCAATCTTGTCTGCAATATCTTGACGAACTGCAATAAAGATAAGTCTTTCTCTTGCTTGACCCACACCATAGTGTGATGCTTTCATCACTTTAGAAGTGACAAGATAACCAATTTCCTCAAAGGCATTGGTAATCTTAGCATAATAAGTCTTCGCCTCACCAATTGTCAATCCTTTGACATTCTCAGCAACAATAACTTTGGGTTGAATACCTTTGGCAACACGAATAAACTCAAAGAACAAGTCCTCAATATTCTCAACCTTCTTACCATCTGAATAATTTTTGGTTTTACCCCAACCATCAGAGTGTTTGGATCCTTCACCACGACACATAGATCCTGCAACAGAAAACGCAGAACAAGGTGGTGATCCATCAAGAATATCAAGTTCCATAGGTTTTAGTCCAGTGATCTTGAGGAAGTCACCACCAGTCAATTGTTTGATATCATCAGGAACAATGGGTGTAGAAGGATAGTTTGTGGAATATGTTTTTCTTGCTTCTTCTACAAACTCATTGATACACAAAATTTTTCCACCCGCAAGACGATATCCAGTAGAGGAACCACCCCCACCAGCAAACGTAGAAATGACAGTGAATTTCTCCTGAGATTCACCGTCGTACACATCTTGTAATTTATATGGAAAAGTCATGAGAATTGTTTCTTATAGTGTTCAGTATAATATATTTTTGGAGAATCGACAATATCTTCGAAAAGTGATTTGATACCCATTCCATCCTGGAACGCAACCTTTTTTCTATCAATAATTTCATCAGGTAACTGACCTCTGAATGCCTCTTGTAAGATAGCCTTTGGTCTTGATTTACCATCCCATACAATATCTTGACTCAAACCAAGTGCAGTCTCTACCAACTGTGTGTTTAAAAATGGAAGTCTACATTCGATACCATATTTCATAAAAATTTTATTACATCTGGAAAAGTTCTTACGGTGTTGAGAACCAAACAGTCCCACACGATAGTTTGTCCAACCTTTTTCCTGGATACCATGATAACTCATACCATATGACGCCCAGAGTTCATCACTTCCTTCACCAGACATAATAACCTTAAATCCATCTTCATGAATTCTTTTTGCAAGTTGTATGCAAGGGTAACCAATTTCTACTTGTGCCTTGTAGGGCATTTCAATAGTTTTGATGACATCATCAACATCATCAATAGTGGGAGGTTTTACCTTTACCTCCCTCAGTTCTACACCCAAATATTTAGCAACTTCCCTGGCTGACCTCAAATCCTTTGAGTTCTCATCATGAACTGCGGTGTATGTAACAAGGTTGGGTATGTGTTTGGACGCAACAAGAGTAGTAATAGCTGAGTCAATACCACCAGATAGTAAACATGCAACAGGAACATCAGAAACAGTTCTCTCATAAGAACCTTGTACAATACCATCGTGAACACTACCAATCGATGTTTCAAAGTCCCATGACAAAGTATTGGTTATGTGTTCTGTAATGTTATACCAAAACCCCTCTTGTACATTAAAGTCTGATGATACCTTAATAAATGAACCAGGTTCCAACATCTTGATAGTCTTTCCACTTTCACCCAAAGAAAGAAGACCTTTTATTTCTGAACAAAAAGTGAAAGAGGGGAACAAACCAGTGAGTAGAGAATAATGAAGTGGAACCTCTCCGTGTCGATCTCTCACAATGGTGATAGAACCATCACCCTGTGTAAAAGCAATTGCGAACATTCCTTCGACAAGATTGAGTCCCTCAATACCATGCTTATCCAACAAAGCACAAAGAACTTCAGTATCACCTGAAGTCTTTGTCTTGATATTTAATCGTTCTCTGAGTTCTTTATAGTTCCAAATAGTACCATTGAATATCATGGTTGTATTACCATAAACAAATGGTTGATTTGAATCTGAACTAGTATCAATAATAGACAAACGGACATGTCCAAAATAGACATTGTCCGTTTGAATTACTCCTCTGTTGTCAGGACCACGATGAGCAATCGCATCAAGACCTTTTTCAATTTGAGGAAGGTCAAACCCTCCAATAATTCCGCACATTATTTGATAGCGATAACACCGACAAACTGATGGTTTCTCCAGAAGATCTGACAGTCTTTGAAACCAGCACACCATATCATATTTTTTAGTTCTTCCCAAGTATTTGGTTTCAACATGTCACGGAGTTCTTTCTCCTTGTCCATAATCTCATCAGCAGTGAATGACTTTCTTTTATAGTCATAATGATTGAATGTCAACAGTTCTTGGAAGAATGCATTCTCACACATCAACTTCTCTGCAAAGATGAATGCACCACCCTCATTCAGACCCTCATAGATTTTGTTGATTGTATCTTGACGAGTAGTCTTGGGCATGAACTGAAGAGTGAACAGTGAAGTCACCAGAGAACAGTTCTTGAACTCATAGTTGGTAACATTACCACGAACCCACTCCAAGAGTGCCCAAGGACAATCTTTACGAATCTCAACGTATCGATTATCAAGATCATCATAGAATCCACCAGCAAGTTCAACACCGATGTATTGAGCATACTTTCTGGATGGATTATTATTGATAATCATCTTGGTAAGTTTACCAGTGGAACAACCCACATCAACGACTTTTGTATGGTCTTCCACAAAGTATCGAGAGAACGATACAGTATCTTCTAGAAGGTTAGAATAACCCCGAATAGATTTGTCAATGTGATTGTCAAAACCTTCTGCAGAATGTGCGAAAGAAAAATCGTATGTCACTTACCTTCTCCATAATTAGGTGCCTTTAGTTCGGCGTTACGGATGTCATCATGAAGACGATCTACTGCGTTTCTCTTGACAGTATCATGTAGTTTTTTTAGTGCTTCAATGGTCTCAGGAGTCTCTTCCCAAGTCCAGACTTCACCACTCTTCCCAATGAATTCACGTTTCGTCATTTGCTTCCTCCTTAAGAACTTCTTCGATCTGTGTATCCAGACTACCAATAACCTCACGAATGTCAACAACACGTTTGGGAACACAGGTTGAATCGTAAGTATAATCTCTTTGTGCTTCAAAAAGAACCTGACGAACTGCAGCTGCAGAACGAACATCAATTTCAATTTTAACAGTCATAGTTATTCACCAAAAAAAGTATCCCACATTCCACTATCACCAGAGGAACGGTTTTCAAGTTTGTCAATCAAAGAATCAGCAGAAATCAAATTATCAATTTGTAAGACTAGATCTGCGATAGTTTTTGCAACAAATGGTTTTTCTCCTCTTGCAGCAAATGATAATGCATTACGAAGTGAAGATTCTGCTTCTCTTAGAGAATCTTCGACCTGACTAGAAAGTGCCATCAGACATCACCCTCTTTACGATTTTCAGAATAGTGAACATCAAATGCACCATCGGGATAACGCGCACTCAATTTTTCATAATTCAACTGAAGAACTTCATCAAAAGAAATGTCAAGTGCCATACATGCTTGAGCCATGTACCACATAATATCTCCGAGTTCACGTTTCATGTGGAAGACATTATCTTCGTTGTAAGGTTTACCCTGAAGAAATATCTTCTTTACGACTTCAGTGAACTCTCCTGCTTCTGCACTCAAACCAAGAGCAGCAGTAAGAAGTTGTGTAACATTAGTATCATCTTTGACTTCAAGTTCTGTCAGTCGATGGGACAGAGTAGGCCAGTCAAGGCTTGCTTGGCTGGTGGTTTGACGGACAAAGTCAATATACTTTTGAGGATCAATAGTCATATTTCAAATGGTTGTAATTCGGATTCTGGTAAAATTTGCTGTGCGGGAAGTTCAAGATCAGGTGCTAGTCTGACATGTTTAACATCTACAGTTTTAGGAGATGGTGGTAAAAGATGAACAGTAAATGTGTAACCAGGATTTAAACTACACATCAATTGTGCGTCTTGTTCTGTTCCACATTGACAAACTCTTTTACCCTCATCATTTTGTACTTCAAAAAATTTTGGGGAATTATTATTTACGAGTTGTGATTGTAATTTTCTAGTGGTGAGTCCCATATCAGAACTTAAATCCATCAAATGTTTTCTTTGGTTTTTGTTCCTCATAAGTATACTCTTCTTCTCTCTTATTGTCAAGAAGATCATCCTGTGCGTTTTGTTCACAGTCGTACAGTCTCATCTTTGCACGATCAATACCGACAACAAATCTCTTGTAGATACTAAGATCGTTGTATCTATTCTTGAGTTGTTTTACAAGTATCTGTCCCAAGGATTCGAGCTCTTCAGTCGAAATAAGGGCAAACATAAGATCAGCAGTAGCAGGGAGACCAAAGGACTCAGAAGTGTCAGTAAGCTCAACGTCACTGCTACCATAACCAGAACGAGTGGTCTGCGTGGCAGAAACGATAGGGACGTTTGCTTCACAAGCCAATCCTCTAAGCTCTTCAGCAATTGACTTAATAACCGTATATGAATTGACATTACTACCAGCGCGATACCGCGAGGAAGCACATATATTAAGGTAATCAATGAAAATAATGTCAGGTCTAAATGACTTCTTAAGTGCAAGTTCATTAAGAAGTGACTTAAAGTGTCCACTATGAGCAGATGCAGTTGGATATTCTTTAATAATCAATGTTCCCTGGGTCTTCTGTGCAAGATTGGTAACCTTTGATTCGAAAGTCTGTTTGGGAAGTTCAGTGATGTCTTGAATATTTACATTAAGAAGATTGGCATCAATACGTTCTGCGATCTTCTCTTCCGCCATCTCCATGGTGATGTACAAAACGTTCTTGTTCTGTAAGAGACAGGAGGATGCCATGTGACACATGAAAAGAGACTTACCAACACCTGTTCCGGCAAGAGCGATGTTAAGAGTCTTATTAGGAAGACCACCTTTAGTAATCTTGTTGAAGTATTCGAGATCAAATTCAATCTTACTTTCCTTCTTGTGATACAAAGCAAACCGTTCTTCATAATCAAGAAGGTAGTCATGACCAACATGATTATCGAAACTGACACTAAGTGCATCGGAAAGAATAGAAGGAATTGCATCAGGAGCCTTCTTACTATCTTGACCATCAGCAATCTGGATTGACTCCATCAATGCAAGATAGATGGCACGTTCCTTACACCACTTCTCAGTGGTATTACACAACCATTCAAACTCCTGTGGTTCTTCAACCAGATTACTAACCAAATGAACCAGTTCTTTGAATGACTGTTCGTTGATATCATTCCTCTTCTCAATCTCAATACTAAGAACTTCCTGAGTTGGAGTCTCGTTGTATTGATTGACAAAGTCAACAATCTCCTCAAACACAATCTTCTGATTATGATCTTGGAAATATTCTGGTTTGATGAAAGGAATTGTTTTTCTTAGATATTCTTCATTATGTAATAGATTCTTGAGGACAAGAAATTCAACCCTCTCCATAACTAAATTCTTTCCGTGCAATTTGATCTAACTTTTCCATTACCTCAGGGGTGAAGTATTGTTCGGGGTCTTTGAGGATGGCTTTAGCATAGACTTTCTTTCCATCAATTTCATATCGACCTGCGACATTCTTCCAAAGTCCGCCGATCTCACCGAGTTCAAGAAGACCGTAATAACGATCAAGACCGCGGTGATCATAATAAAGACGAACCGTAACATCTTTGTTCTCCTTACTTAAACGCGACTTAGCAGTCTTTGCCTTGATAAGGTTTCCAACGACTTCCGTTCCATCCTTTTCTTTCTTTTTTGAGAGATATATGATAGTAGAAGCGGCGTACTTAAGGCCACTACCTCCACCCATCTCTTTTGTAGGAACATAAGAACCGATGACATCGTAGGTATGATTGGTGACAATCATTGGAATGTTTGCTTGACCAAGTTTCAAAGTTAACATCCTGAATGCACCTTTGACCAATTGTGACTTGGTCATGTCTCTGACTTGTTTGTCAGCCAATGCGTCACTGATTTCTTTCTCAGTAGACAACATACCTAAGGAGTCTAACACAAACATACATGGTTTGCGTTCATCTACAGGTTTTTTTAAGTATATATCAACAGCCTTGAGAGCTTTGGACCTAAACTCCTCAATTGTTACGACATTCAAAACAACTACACGGTTTAGGTCAACACCCCGAGACTCAAGTAAGGACTTATTGACAGCTGCCTCAGTATCAAAATAGAGACAATAACCATCGGGATTGGAATCAAGAAAATTCTTAACCATGGCGAGGCTGAAGAAAGTCTTTCCAGTAGAAGACTCTCCAGCAATAGCAGTAATCTTATTGCCAGATACACCACCAAAAATACTACCTGAACAGAGTCCGTTAAAAATGTACGAACCCGTGTCAACATAGGTTTCGGAGTCATCGATGTCTGCGGCGAGTTGTGTGTAGTCATCACCAATCTCTTTTACAATGTCTTTAATGAAATCCATTATCCAAAAAATAGTTCAAGGTTTACAGTCTTCTCAACATTCCATCCAATAGCATCAAGGATTGTCTTGAGTGGTTCAAGGAAAGCTTTGTTGAATTGTAGTTCGTAATCAATATATTTGTCAACACCAATCTCACGGGGAAAGTCGGAGATGAATGAGATGACATTCTCTCTAATGGGATTAGCTTTCTTGAGGTAGATAAACTTAATCTTCTCTCCGTTGTTGATCTCAGAATATTTGTTTGTCAGTCCCAGTTCTTTTATATAGTGATTGTAAAGAAGAGCACCACGAACATGGATAGGAGATCCTTTTGCATAGATTGTGGAGTGACTCTTATGTTTCTTCACATCAGAAACTGACCGAGGAAATGCAATCTCTTCGGGAGGTAACTTGTTAAATACCTTTCTTGACTCGTCAATAAATTTAATAACATCGTCTTCAGTTCCATTCATCATCAACTTGAGTGCGTCCTTAATCATTTTACGACAAGGTGCAGGAGTGGAAGACTTAACAGCTTCGATACCCATGATCTTAAGTTTGGGTTCCGAATATCGAACACCCTCACTATCCCAAACATTGAGAATGTATCGTTTCTTTGCGGTCCAGATTCCACGGTCAGCAATATTCTCCCGTTTCATCTGCATCTTCTGATCATATGCATTTACATACGTCGCGAGTTCCTGATAACTCGTCTCGATAAACGGTTCCAACTTCTCTTCACAGACCTTATTAAGTAGGGTGACAACTGCTGCTTTGTCGCCAGACTTAGTACTAAGAAATTTATTAACAACAGGTCCAAAATTAATATAGATTGAGTCAGTGTCAGATGCAATGACATAATCTACTTTTTCTGTTTGTAATAGGTTATTTAGATAACCATTTACTTTATTTTCAATCCATCGAATAGATGTTTGACCAGAAAGAGTAATCGCTTCTGCGTTTGCAAGTTTGAAGAAACGAAAGTATTGGTTACCAATTGCACCATAGCAAGAGTTTAGTGCAATCTTACGAGCCATCTGGAAGTTGTTGAACTTGGCAATATCCTTAACTGTCTGATCTCTCAGTTTGAGTAGTTGAGCATCAGACAACTTAGAATAGTCATTATCAGATA